CGGAGGTCCACGTAGCAGACGTGACTACCGATGTTACTTGGCTTACGCCCAGGTCCCCTACTGCAAGTGGGATAGGCTGTATTTGCTGTGCACTTGGAGCCGATACAACTGTTGATATAACCCCAGACTTAGCCGCACCCAGTGTGTTTAGATAATTCAGCGTCAATGTACCGGTCGCGGCACCTGCCGCGACATAATTCTCGATCCAGGCCTCGACACCGATACCTCCATCCGTAATCCTAGCAGGTAAGGAACCGGGGGTGGTGACCGTGTAGGTTGCTGCTGCGAAACCCATACCGGAGCAGGCCCAGAGGCGGTCTACTAGCATTAGAGTCAGGGGTAGGTTGCAATTGAGGGTTAGCTTAGCCAGCCAGTTATTTACCGCTGCATTGGTGAATGGTATGGCCCCAGGTGTTGCGCTTGAGTATGTGTAGCCAGAGCCTGCTGTATAGGCGGGAGGGGTGGCTCCTGCAGCGGGTCTGCCTCCAGCCAGCCAACTAGAGGCGAAGGCCCCTGTTGCTTTTGGACTACCTATCGCTTTAATAAACGTAAATGGTGGGCCCTGGCGATTGACTAAGCCATTGGCAATGTCCTCAACTGTTTGTATAGCCACATAGCACCTATGAACTGGTGAAGACTACACGGATGTCCGAGTAGTCGGTGATCGAATCAGCCTGACTCGTTGTCAGAACCTGTGTAAATTCCTGGGTCGCGCCTGTTAATATGTGAGGACCCCACGTCGCTATTGTAACCGCTCCGCACTTTAATGCGGCGGTTATGTTACCTATGCCTGGAAGTAACCGATAGGTGACGCTGTGGTCTGTGTTGGACAGTGGGTCGGTAAGAGCCGACACCTTGATCTCACAGGTTGTAGCCACATCAGTCAGGATGTAGTCACTGTCGTCTGCAGTGACCTCGTCCAGCGTTTCATAGAGCGTAGACCCCGTGCTTGGCATCCAGGCACCCGTTGCAGTATCAATTGCTGGGAGTGCGGTTTGGAGTGGGACTACAGGGGTGTGGGGGCTGAATGTAGGTAAGTCCGTAACCCCCTCAAAGGCGTCCCATATATTTCTGGTTAATGCCGCACCATCGCGGCCCTCAGTAATGACCACAGCATGTAGCATGCTGACATCCAAACCCTGACCTAGTAAATTGGAGCTCACCAAGCTTAGTGTGTTTACTAACGAGCCTACCACATCAGGGAATAGGAAATCAACGGATGGCACATCATCCCCATTTACCATGAGCCCGTTCGCATAGCTTCGTATCCTGCCGTCTTCCGTAATTTCAAACGCATACATGCCTGTAGTTTCAGCGGGTACAACGCTTATGTTGATGCTTGAGACTGCCTCGTAAATGTGAGTGGCGTTTAAGGAGGCGTCACTTAAACCTATTATAAGTGAACAGTGCTCGTAGGAGGGGTCTACGTACACAGCGAAGGACGATGCGTAGGCAGGGTCGTCATTAAACTCCGGTAAGCTACCCATCACTATAGTGGCTTGCTGGCTGGGTTTGGTAGTCAAACAGAAGGCAATCGTCATGGACTTCCTCAACGGCACCATTACCTGTGACTGTAAGCCCCCGACGCCACTAAGGTTTGGGTTCCCCGCAAGACCTGGGTATTTACCAGCCACCCTTCTGATTTGTAGAAGGGGGACTACTAACTCCTGTGACAACTTAGTCCCAGTCACTAACTCAACTAGACCAGCGGAGGCTGAAACTGCAAATTTAGTCTTGTACCGCTTTGATACTTTCACAAACCCGTCAGACGAATTGGTGGGCCTACGGCTATAAGGTACTAAGCTAGGCAGCGTTGGGGCCTGCTTAGGGTAGTCAAAAAACAATGGGACTTGTGGGGTCTCAAAAAGCTGATAGATGTCCGCTGACACGCTGGCCAGCTCGGCGGCGGTCAGATTTTTGTTCATGTAAATATAGATGCCAGTACGTGTCTCACCATTAGTCTGGTTGGCTACTATGTACCCTTGACTGAAGTGAGCACCTACTCCTGCCCCGGAGTCAAATCCACCACCGGAACCCGAGTAGGTTCTGTTAGACGCCGGTGTGCCCTCGACGTAAATAGCCCAGGCGGTGGGGTCCAGTGACCCGTATAGTGACGCTGCAACAGTATCGTAACCCTTGGCATCATAGCTGCACGTTTGTCGGGAAGAGACACCCACTGTTCCCCCTGAACCTACATTCAGGGCCTGAACAGACTCCCCATTAGTATTTATCCAACACCCATAGTAGTTCGGTTCGGCTGCCCTAGCATTTACTGGTGACGTGGATAATACCCCCTGCGTAATCAGAGTACAGTTCAGTGAATACGTCGATGGGACCGGTGCAAGGCGTCTATGGACTAGGCTTCCGCACAGCCTTATGGGCTTGCCGCCATTACCCCTGAGGATCATGCCAGCATATTGTATTTCGGCGCTGACAGGGCGACCGTTAACCCAGACTTGCCTACCGTGTTGCACGAGTATATAGGTGGCACCCTTGAAGAAAGGGTGCCGCCATTTTACGTCGACCCCACCATAGATGGGGGAACTTACTCGGCGTCTGGGCAGCAGCATATTACACGCTTACCGCATTGGTGATCTCTGACAGAAACGCTTCGACTGTGACAGGTTGCACGGTGTTGCCGGTGAACTCAACTTCAAGGTGCATAATGCCTGGGCTCACGTCAAACGACTGTTCGGTTATGGCATTCGACACGGTGCCCCCACCAAATGCCCACAGGGTTTTCCAGACAGCACCTGCGCCCCCAGGGGCCGGTACGGAACCTGTTGAGTGGGCGATGAGCACTCTACCCTCGCACTGAACTGAAGGGCCTGTTGCACCATTGGTGATCTTCATGGTCAGTAGACCACCCTGGGCTGTGCGTAAATCAATAACGCCACGGAGGGTGCCACCAGCTGCGTTACTGGAGCCAGTCGCGATAATGGTGCGGTCTGTTTTAGTCAAAGTTGTTGCGGTCATGATGCTCTCCGAGAACCGTCGTCATTCCAGATGGCTCTTCGCACATCCTCGATTGAAATAGGTTGACCGATTTGTTGCGCTCGGCTGATATTGGTTGTAGCAAGGTACAAGATAGTGGCCTTGTGTACTTCTGTGAAGTCCGGGATCATCTCCTCCGCAACCAAACCATCTAGGATCGACTCAAACGTAGCCAGGATCATGGGGTTGCTTAGATCAAACACGGGGAAGTCGGCCATAGCCAGGGTAGCTTCTCTGCAAGCAAGTGCTGGGCTATCCATGATGGGTATTCTGAGGCGCTCCAATGACAAGTACTGCTTGATGTTATGGGACTCCAGCTTGCCATAGGCGGGTATATCCTTACGGTTTAATACCTCGTAAATGCCTTCACTATCTGCAGCAGCTAGTAGAGGGGCTAGTTCAACGGCAAGCGGGCCTTGTTGTATCTCTGGTAACAAATCCATTATGGACTCCTGATGTATATTGAAATTACGCCGGCGCTGGGCCTTCGTAATTCTCTTGTGTATCACTCCACCTGACATGCTTATCTGTGGCACGTCGGTTGAAGAGGGTGACGCTGGGGTCATGTAGGGTCATCCCCATCACAACTTGCTCCAGCCTTGGAAGTATGTCATTCAGACGCTCGATACTGGAGTTAAGACGGATGACCGCTTCTCGGTTCTGAGCCAAAGAATCCCTATGAAGCTTGATCTCCTGCCAAATCTCATCGTGAGCCCCCTCTATTCGGGATATATCACTTTTATGCTGGGTTTTCATCAGCTCAAGCTCCGTTTTAAGATTTTGGTTCTCGGCGTTTACTGCTCTGGTGTACAAGGTGACCATTGTACCCATGACCGCCGCAGCTCCTGTGGCTATCCAAGTTACATCCACTTCGAGGTGCATGGCTATTACCTCCTTAAGGCTTTGAGAATAAGTCTTTCTCGGCCTCTCGTCGTAATACCAAACCACCTAGTACTTTGCCCGAGGCCTTGTTCCACCACAGAATCGCCTCGGCAGCACTTTCCGTGTTGCCAGCGTTCAACCGCTTAATGACTGTGGAGTTTTTTAATGCATTGATGCCGATGTTGTAGCCAAGGCTAACAAGGGCTGAAAATTGGTTTTCTGTAACGGGTACTCGAATGAACCCCGAGATGGCTGATGCGAAATATTCCACATCCTGTTGGAGTAGATCATCTGCCCACTCGACACTCATGTTATTATATAAGGCGTAAGCCTCGGCCTTGCCTGAGGGCCCCGTTAGGAACTTGCCGCTTTTGCCGCGTAGCGCATGCCCATACCCTACGGTCCATATTCCCGCTGGGCATTGCTTTGGCTGCAGGCCAATAGCTGAGAGGTCACCATCATGTAGTGACTCGAATTTCTTTATAAGGGCTAAACCCGCTTCGTTGATTTTTGGATTCATAACAGCGAGTTTACCTTTTAAATAAGCGTCTTACAAGTCAGCCATGTCCCTACAATCCGCGTCACACCAACGTCGGCCGTCACTCACTGGCTCACCGCATGTCCAGCAAACGCCCGACTGATTTACGGGGATTGGTTCATGGCTTTTCTTACGAATATTCGCCACAGCAGCGTCAAGGAGCAGTTGCTCCATTTCACTACTGTGGTCGGAATCTATTTCGAACATCAGTCGAGGACTTTGAATAAGCCCGCTTCGATCTGGTGGCGGACGAACGCATTGTCGTCTGAGTCCAAATCAATCACATCGACGACCGCTCCTTCGCGGAAGATGGTGCCAGTGATCGGGTGACGTAGACGGCCGGCCAATACTTGGACTCGTACATCGGTCGTCGCTGGGGCTTTGGGTTCCACTTTCTTTTGTGGTGCTGTTGCCATAAATTTCTCCTAAGAAAAAGGCCCTGGTGGTTCAGAACCACCAGGGCCTAACTACGCTTTACGCACCGATGGTTAAACCAGTGAACGCTTCGTCGTACAGTTTGACCAAGGCAATACCGAAATCAAAACGCATACCTTTGCTACGACGAAGAGCGAACTCTTCGATTGCGCTGTAGCTGGCTGAAACGTTGGTGATTTCGTGCAAGCCAAAACGGCTATCAAAGCCCACCAAACGGTTCGCACCGATGATGCTGGTTGGCAACAACAACAGACGTGGAGACGGCAAGCCCATGTTCTCAATTGAGTAATCAACTGGGAATGACGCTTGACGAGCCGAGTTGTCGTTGGTAGCCAAAGGCTTGTTGGTGCGGCTGTCCACGTTGAACGCAGCGTCGATGTCGCCCAACATGTGGGTGATAGTCATTTTTTGGTAGTTCGCACGTAACCACTTCACAAACGCTTTGTGAGTCAGCACGACCGGACCGGTAACCAATGGGTCAAAAGATGACGCGTTGGCAAAAGACACAGCGTTGATACCAAAGTCAGTGTCACCACTGATGATATTGGCCATGTCTTCTTCGATACGGCGGATACGTTCACCACGAGCTTGTGAGGCCAACGCAATACCAACCAAGTCAATCGTAGTTGCTTGCAACGCTTGATCAGCGATTTGCAAACCGATAGATTTGGTAGGGATGGTGTATGACTTATCGCTCAAGGAGATGCTCACCATGGTAGCTGGTTCTGCCAACTGACCGATTGGTTGAGCCGCTGAACCTTCAGGTGCGGTCACATTGATCAAAGGTTGATCAACACGAGGACCGGTCACTGAAGTACGCAACGCGATTGCGCTCTCCCAAGGAGTCAAATAATCTTCCTTGCTTGAGGTCAATGTCTCGTTGATCAGGTTCATCATGATCTCTGGGAACAAGATGCGGCCTGCAGTGGTTTGACGCTCGGAACCGTTAGGGCGAACGATGGTGCCGACAGACTTATCCAAGTTGCCATGCATGATTTCTTTCATGGAGGACGCTGGGATACCTCTGGCTGTATCTGCTCTTAAGCGGATACCAGCTGATGCAACCATTTGCTCGAAAGCGGTAGCACCATCGACGGCGGTTGGGAATTTGCGGGCGTACAGTTGGCTTAGTGACAACTGATCGTCAGCGGCTTCCATGTAGTGTGTGACGTCCAGCTCGACTTGTTGTCTTTGGCCAGAGGCGTCAACAAAACTAACTTCATTTTCTTTTGCCATTTTCTTAAGTCCTCACTTAGATTTTTTCGATCAGAACCAAGTCGCCAGCAACACCGGTACCGCTGATGTTACGGATCACGCGCCACTTGTGGTTAGCGGGTGTGCCTTGAATAACTTTTGGGTAGGTATTTGCAGTGCCTAAAGCAGCTGAAGTACCTGCCGCACACAACTCACCAACAACCAAAGTGCCTGTTTGTGCAGCATCAACCTGGGCAGTGACTCGGGTGTTTTTCATGACAGAGCCGAACGAGAAGCCGTCATTGGTGGTGAATGCCTCAACAGACTTCACGAAACCTTCGATCTCGTCATTCAGTGCGCACAACACGTAGTTGTTGTTAGCAGCCATTTTGACTGGCTTGCCGATATCTTTGTCCGAGAATTTACCAGCAGCGTTGACACCCAGAGCCGCTGAAACGACGTCTGCATGTGGGCTGTTGACTAACTCAGTAAAAACAAATGTGGTCATTTTTATTACCTCAAGTTTGAATGGTTACTTACTTACTTTTTAAAGCGGGCCAAATCCAACAGGATTTGTTCGTTTCTTTGCAACACAGCTGCCATCGTTTGGTCTTCTGAAGAAGACTCTTCGACTTGGCTTGTGACTCTTCCACCTATAGGAAAACGCTGAGATAACTGAGCGTCAACCTGTGCATGTTGTTGCACCAGTACACTGGCATCGCAACCCATAAGGGCTTCGGTGTCAGCAGCGGGAGAGCCTAATGCAACCTGACCTCGTTGAATTGACTGCACGACCACCTTCTTCATAGAGTCATGAGTACCAGACATTTTGGTCAACTCAGCCTCTGCAGTAGACAACTTAGTCTTCGCATCGGCCAATTGTGAGGTTAAATCCATAATGAGTTGTGACAAACCTGCGTCGGCAACGACTGGTTTTGTTTCGGTAGCAGTGGATGCTTCCTCTTCAGTACCCTCGACCTCTTCAGTTTCGTCGGTAGATGAGGTTTCCTCAGTAGAAGTATTTTCTTCTTCCTCAGTCGTCACATCTTGTTCATTTTCCAGCGCTACGTCTACAGGAACACCGGAGGCGATAGCCGCCTGTGTCTTAGCCGAGATGACTTTGTGTTTCATATCCACCCCTTGTGAGTTTTGATAATTGCTTGTATTTTCTTCACTTTCTCCCGAAAGTGCAATAAAAACTTCTTTGTAACTCTTGACACCGTCGATCAGTCCTTTGGCTAGAGCGTCGGCTCCATACCATACGTCCCCGGTAGCAATTTCTGTAGCCACGTAGTCTCTAGGCATGCCAGTGTTTCGGACGATAGCATCAATAAAGAACTCATGCGTTACAGCAAGGTCCTCCTTGATCTTGTCTTCCGCCTTTTTGGTCAGCTTTTCATAAGGACTACCCAGGGCTTTGTTGGGTGCAGACCTGAAAACAGTCTTGGTAATGCCCGCTGCATCCAACATATCCTTGACTTCGGTGTGGACTGCGATAACCCCCAGTGAGCCGACTTGGGCCATGGCGGTTGCATAGAACTCATCAGCGATAGTGGCAAGCCACAGTCCGCCCGATGTGGCCCGGTCAGATGTGAAGGACACCACTTCATACTCGTCCACGAACTCCTTTAGGAACTCATCCATGTCGGCAATGCCGTCTACGGTACCACCGGGGGTGGCCCAGTCCAGGATGAACTTGCTTGCACCTTGCTTGATGGCTGAGTTGATGGCTTCCTTGATGTCGTCGTAACCAACGAAACCAAACCAAAGACCCCAGACCCCCGCTCGGCCTTTCTCCATAGGTCCCACGATTGAGATGGTCGCCACGCTACCATCAATGTCGACCATCCAATGTGAGTCGTGTTCCTCATCATCGTAGTCCGAGGCTTTCTTCACCATCTCTGGTGAGGCATCAGAAATCTTTTGTCTGATGGCAATCAGCTCTTGGTGAGCCTCCTCATCGCCCAACCACAGTTCTTTTCTGCAGTGTGTTTCTACTTGCTTTTTAGCCATTAGGATTCCCGCCTCCGTTTGAAGTGGCACTACCTTTGGATGTGCCTTCGTTAAGTGTTTTGCCTTGCGCACCGTCTTTATCGGTGACCATATCTTTCGGCTGCTGTGGAATCATATTATCCATGAAACCGGTTCCGGACAAGTTGGGTGCTCCAGGCGCTCTTGGGAAGGTACCTGTTAAGTGTGCCGCCTCGTCATCGGTGATGTAACCCGCTGATAATTTACGCAGAACGTTCTGGAAATCGACCGATCTGTGTGCCGACAGTTCGCTCTCAGGACGTAGGTCAACCGGTTTGAATTTGAACTTGACGTAACTGTCTGTTCCGGCGACCAAACGAACAGCCAGGGTTAACCCCCTGCTAATGACCGCTTCCACAGGACGTCTAACACCCTCGACCAGTTTAAGGAATACCAGTGACTCGGTGTTACTCAGGGACTGCGACCCGCCTATACGCATACCAAGTATGGATGGCATGGTCTTCAAGGACGAGGCCAGCATCCCTGATAAGGTGTCCAGCATGCTGGCATAGTCAGCCTTGTCCCCTGCTGCCGAGATGCTGTCAATCTCAGCACTGTCGTAAAGGACCACGGCATCTTCAGGGTTCAGGTCCTTCAGTATGTCTTCGATCTGCTGCCGGGTCGAGTCAAAGAACGTGGCCAGTTTATCGGGATCAGCCAAGGTGTCTGGGTCTGCCATCTTCATGACCGACTCTTGCACAATCTTGACCACCATACGGGTATGGCCCGTGCGGCGGATAACCTTGAAGATGTCTTCCAACAGACCCTGGTACATGTACAGCATGTTCAAGGCCGACTCAAACGGTGACCTTGGGAAGATGCTGTTGCTTTGTTGGGCATGCGCGGCATAGAAGATCGTCGGCAAGTCCAACGGTATCTTGTCGCCTGAGGTTGGTATCTGTCTTGGGTAGCGCCGGCCGTCCGCCTTGGATACCCACTCGATGGTGTTCAAGGGAATCGACACGATCTCCTCTGGCAACCTGAATTTGTTCAGAACCAACTCGGCCATACAGGCACCGGTCTGCAGAACCTCTTTGATGAGGGTCTCTAACAGGCTGTCCAATGAGGCCTTGGATGAGAACCCCTCGGTGTAATCGTACAGGGTGTCTAACGAGGCCACCACTGACTGCGCTGCAAGGGTTGCCGCTGGGTCAAACTGATGGGTGCCCGCTTGGTAAGCTGTGACGGTATAGCCAGAACTCATACCCAGCTGCAGGTATGCGTTCAGTGCGGCCGAGAAATTACCGTCTGTCCTGGTCAGAATCCTGATCGCAGTGGTCTGGTTAAGGGTTCTCAGGTCGGCAATGGACGTGTTAAAGTACTGACGCTCCGTATCCGAGATGGTGGTTCCGTTCTCCTTCCTGTAACCAACGTCAGTAACGGGTACCTTGGTCGCAATGACCTTACGAGGTAGATTAATTGGAGGGGCTTCGGCCATGTGAACTCCAGATAGGATTTTCAAATAATTGCGATTATTGCAAATACCAAGGGGCTTGCATAGCTCTAAGGTCTTGTTTAACTTACTATAATGTACATTACTATGAACTCACCCGTCATCGGTACCCGGTCCGACTACCTGAGAAGCTTGGACGAAATCAACGACTGCATCCTAGACCTTGAGGAGATGCAAGACCTACTTGGCCCAAACCACAAGAAGAGGTTGCGAAAGCTTGTGGCCAATGAACTGGACGAAACCGTCTTTACCGTCGATGAAGTAGAAAAACAATTTGCTCTGGTTCGTAAGATACGTGACCAGTTGGTTGCAGCTGATGGACACCTGCTGGAAGATGTTGACGTCAAGACCATATCCGCTCTGATCTCCAGCTCCTCCTCACTGATCAGCTTGTACCTGAAGAACCAAGCCATGATCGACCACCTCAAGGAAGTGGCCACCCTTAGGGAAGCCGTTACCCATGCCATTAAAGAACTGGATCGAGAATCACAGACCAAGTTCTTTACCAAATTCGACGAGCTGGTGAAAACCAATGCTTAAGGTATCTGTCTGTGCCAACCACAGGTGCCCGATCCGGTTCAAGTGTGGCAAAGTCTTTGAGCCGCAGGAGCTACAGGGTATGATCGAGTATAAACATTACCATTTTACAAGGGACCAGGGCGGACGAGTCCAGTGCCATGACTTTGTGCCGGAGATGAAACATGGGAAATAGATTTTTTATAGTTAACCTAAAGGTTGACCAACAGGATGCATGCCATGGGAAATAGCCTAATAGCAAACTTTCGTGAGTCCGTACAGGCTCAGGTCGATAAGACCTCGTTGATCACCTCGGACTGGATCACCAACAACTTTACCCACCCTCGCAGTGATCGACTTTCCTGGAGTTGGGAACACCATGAGTTCCAGATCGACATCGCTGACTGTAAAGAACAGGAGGTGGCTGTAATCAAACCCGCTCAGACGGGATTATCCACACTACAGATAAGGTTAATCCTGGCCTTCCTGGCACAGAACGACTACCTGAAAGCCGCTTACGTCTTGCCGACCTCAGCCTTTGCCCGAGAGTTCACACAGTCACGGTTTAACCCCGCGATTGAATCCAGCCCCAAGATTGCCCAGCTGGTCTCAAACGATACCGATAACACGTCCATTAAAAAGATCGGCTCCTGCTTCTTGATCCTCAGAGGTACGTCCGGTACGACCTCAGCCATCTCGGTCGACTTAGACCTCCTGATTG